ATGGAGATTGCAGGGTGAACCAGAACGATATAGCTATAGCAACTGGTGGTATCTCTGCACCTCTTTGGTTGCCAGCAATCAATGAGTGGATTGCGCTTGTGTTAGGTGTTGTATCTATTCTTTATGTAGTCTTAAAAATAATTAAACTGCGTTAATTTGTGCGTTTAAAACTGCATTAATGCACTATAGGGTATTGATATGTTACAGGCATTGATAGCTCCAATAGCCAACATTGCTGGCTCATGGGTAGAATCTAAGGTTGAAACGCAAAGAGCAAAGACTGCCGTTGCTAAACGTGTGGCGGCGGGAGAGCAAGAATGGAATCTTGAGCAAGCGCGTAACTCCAACGCTTCGTGGAAAGATGAGTGGCTTACAATCTTAGTTTCTATTCCTCTTATATTAGCATTCACTGGACATGAAGATATTGTAAGGCGTGGTTTTGACGCGCTTGATGCTATGCCTGATTTTTATAAAAGCGCTGTTGCGGTTGTGTTTGCCGCTAGCTTCGGTGTGCAACAATTAACAAAGATGTTTAAGAAATGAACCAAACAAAATTTTTAGACCTTGTTGCTAAACATGAAGGCCTACGGCTTGACATGTATCACGACACAGTAGGTGTGCCAACAATTGGTTATGGTCATAATTTGTTGCAGCCGATTTCAGCACAAGCGGCAATGTGTATCTTAGAAGATGATGTTGAGATTGTGTTCCAAGAATTAGATGAACGCATGGAATGGTGGACAGATTTGCCAGAGCAAGCGCAAATGGTTGTAGCTTCAATGGTATTCAATATGGGCTGGCCTCGCTTTAGTCGCTTTAAGAAATTTATTGCGGCATTAGAAGATAGGGCGTGGGATAAAGCGGCTTATGAGATGGAAGATAGTTTATGGTTTCAGCAGGTTGGTAATCGTGGGAGGGAACTACGAGCTATGATGTTGGAATGCAATGGCGAAGCTAACAAATGAACAAGTCTTAAGTTATTACGAAACACATGGGTCGGTACGTGCGGCGGCAGAAGCGTTGGGCATATCGAAGTCTGTTTTTGGCAGGCATTTACAAGCCGCAAATGATAGCGGCGTAGATTATGTTTTACCAGAAATGCCAGAAGATGATTTGCCAGTTGATGCGCTGGTCGAACATTTGCATCAACGGTTTAAAAAGCGCAAAGCACATAAAGAAGCGTGCAAATGGCATGAAATTGAAATGAAATCTAACCAACCAATTGGTTTGTTATGGTATGGTGATCCACATATTGATGACAACTATTGTGATTGGGATTCATTACGCGCTCATTTAGCCCTACAAGAATCATACAGTGGCATCTATGGCTGTTCGCTTGGTGACCACCAGAACAACTGGGTTGGACGTCTAGGGCGCTTATATGGCGAACAAGACACATCTCATAAAACAGCATGGAAATTAGTTGAGTGGTTGATTGACCGCATGAATCCTCTGGTTCTCATTGGCGGCAACCACGATATGTGGTCTGGCGCGGGAGATCCTCTCAAATGGATGACGGGTCTTAACACCGTAAGAGAAGATTGGGAAGCCAGAATTAGTATCAACTTTCCCAACGGTAGGCAGTGCCGCATACACGCGGCGCACGATATGAAGGGTCATTCCGAGTGGAATTCTCTTCACGCCCAGAACAAGATGGCTAGGTTTAAAAGTCACGCTCATCTGTACATAAGCGGACACAGGCACAATTGGGGGCTGGCTCAGATTGAAGATGTAGAAAGACAAAGCACAGCGTGGCTTGCTAGAGCGCGTGGTTACAAATTCCATGACACTTATGCCTTTGTCAAAGGCTTTGAACAGCAGAACTTTGGGCAAGCTATTTTGCAGGTCATCGATCCTAATAACGATTCTCCTGTAAGTTGGAATCAGTGCTTTGCTGATCCTCAAGAGGGAGCAGATTATTTGCGGTTTCGGCAATCGCTTCAGCAGTGATGGCGCTGTATCCAGCTATGTCCACCCAACTGTCTTGGTGATGCGGGTTTTCCATTAAACGAGCAACCTTGACCAACATCATCATGATGCCAACGTCCTCAAGTTTAAACGGATGATTGGTATAACTTGACCACATCTGAGCAATGCGCTCAAAGTTTTCATTGGGCTTGCCATAATCATTACCTCGCTCTGCTACTGCGTTATGGGCGAGGTCTAATATATTTACTCTGTTCATTTAATTTCCTCTGAATTCATGATTTCAATATCACCAACTGTGTAGCCATTGCGCCTTAGTGTGGCTGTCTTAGCTTGCTGGCGGTTAATAGCAATCTCTTCTGCTTGTTTTGCATCAAGCGCTCTGATAGTGCGCTCAACATACATTTCCACAATCATGCCTACTTTGAATGGTGCGCCTTTACGGTACTCTTTACCGTTGTGCCTAAGTGATGTTGTCATACATTTTCTCCTTCTTCCGTGTGTCGAGATTGTGTCGGAACATGTGTATTGATATCCATAAACTGCATTTGTAAAGCATAACCAATGCACCATAACACCAATATTACTGCGAAAATGCAGTATAATATTTGAACAAAGAAACGGCGTAAGGCTCTGAATATAAAGGATAATAATTTGGCAAGGATGGTGCTGCTAGCGTGATTCGAACACGCGACCTCACCCTTACCAAGGAAATAAACATTAGATATAACCAACGGATTTTGCAATCTTTTTTTCATTTCAACCTCATCAGTGTGTCGGCTATGTGTTCATCAGAAACAGATGCATAACGTAGCACCATCTTTTCTGATGACCAACCGCCAAGTTTCATAAGGGTAGGCATCGATGCGCCAGCCATAACCAGCCGTGATGCCCAATGATGGCGCCAATCGTGAATAGTAAATTCTGATATGCCAGCCCTTTTGCATGCTCTCAGGTGTACCCCTCGCAGATTTCTTGGGTCTGCGTAGGGTACACCTTGTTTGTTAGTAAACATAAAAGAACCAGCGGGTGGGAACGGCGTTAAAATAATGCTTGTTCTTTCATGTAGGGGCATGATGCGGCGCTTGCCGTTCTTGCTCTGGTCTACTAACAATGTGTTCGCTTCTAAATTTATATGATTTGTTTTTAATCTTAATGCTTCTGATAACCGCAAGCCTTGATAGCAAAGTGTTATGAATAGTGGGCGAATATATTCTGGATATTCTGCAAGTAATCTTTCTTGTTCTTCGTAAGAAAGAAATCTAATGCGGTCATTCATTTCTTTTTCTTTGGGTATCTGCACAGCAATAGATGCGGCGCGCAATATAGATACAAAGGTAGCGCGATATCTGTTTATGTTTGATGGCTTACTGCCATATAATTTTTTACCAACAAAGTTAGCCCATGCTTCTTTGTCTAAATGATTAAGCTGATAGTCAGCGAAATGTTTTTTTAAAATATTGCAAATATATTTGTCCGTTGCGCCGCGTGGTTTTGTGTTAAGCCAGTTGTCGGCGGCGGTAATGAAAGGCAACATAGATGTGCCGCCTCTCATTTCTGTTAAGATTGTTTGCTCTACATATCGGCAGACTTGTTCAGCTTTTCTTTTGCTGACTTGGGCTGTAGAACGCCTGACTGTAACCACTCTGTCACCATCGGAGACAGTACCCCTGATGTGCCAGACTTCTTTTCTTTTGTAGAGACTGAGCATTCATCTGCTCCCTTAATTTCAAAAACACATTTATAGAATTCATCTAACTGCGGCTTGGTAAAGAAACGTTTATGCCCCATCTTTACATAAGCCAGTTTGTGTTTGCGAATGTGATACCGCATGCGGTCATCATTAAGAGACAAATCTTTTTTAACATCATCAAAAGGGTATAACATCATCTACCTCTTCTGTTACCACTGGCTGTTGTGCTGGCTGTTGTGCTGGCTGTTTTGAACCAGATGCCTGCTTTTCAGAAACCTTCATACTCAGATAATCCAAGCCATCTTTGCTTTGTTCTTTCCAAGCGGCGGCTCTCATGTCCTTGAATGGCCCTGTATAATCAGGCCCGTTGTCTTTAACCTTTTCTTTGTTTTTATAAAGAAGGCCAACGCGCTCATACACGCCAATCATAGGTTCACCTTTGTGGTCTGTGTCTTTAATCAGAACAACTTGCATGTCATCACCACGCATATTCATCTTGCCAGTAAGGATCATGTTCTGCTCTGGGCGAGGCGGGAATGCCGCTCCGCGATTTGTGTTATCATATTCCATTTAATACTCCGATGGTTTGGTGGTTGGTTGGTTCGGCTTTGGTTGCGCCGCGATGTTGCCATCATCATCCTCTGATGGCAGACCAAACGCAGATTGCAATGCATAGCGTTTAGCATAGGTAATTCCTGACCCCATCTTTTGAGGATTGTTTTTATCCTCAAGACGCACAGGGCAAAGGCTCTCGCGCTTCTCGCCAGATGGTGTATGCACAATAATTGTTTTTACAACTTGTGTTACAGTTTCACCAATCTGGATAAGGTCGAGAGGTTGCATAAAATACAAACCATATTTATTAGCTTGGCTTGCGGCTTGGATGACAGCCTCTAGGCTGGCATAGTTATTTTTGAAATGAGGATTCTTGCTGTCTTTGACAGCGGTAACAGATTCCATTTGATAGGCCAGCATTGCCTCGTCAAAAGTTTTTGGCATTGCTGGTTTTGCTGGTTGCTTTTCCAGCTTGGCTACATTATCCTGTGCCATGATTGCACTCCTTTGGTTTGCAGTTGGTGTGAGAAGAGGCGGGGCTAAACCGCCTCTTCGTTTATGGTAATGCGGCATGCACCGCGCTTATCACGTTTGATGCTCAACAAATCGCAGAACACCTCACGCTCGTTATCCTGTATCATCGAACGCAATTCTTTTTTTACAGCGTCATGTTGTTTCATAGATTGTGAAGTGTTCACAAAGTCATGCGCCAGATTTACAAATTGATTATCTTGGCTAGCATCACGGCAGACCAGACCATCAATCTTTACAGCAGACCAATCAATCTTTGTTGATTGATAGTTTTCTGGCTCTTTATCTTCGATGACATACTGCCAAAAAGCATGGGCTTGAGTGGATACTTCCATCCAAAATTTATGGTTATAATCTACAAAGCAATGTTCCCAACGATTGCCAAAGATGACAGAGAATATTGTTTGATGTATATCCATGACGCGCATATACAAATGTACTTGCGGCAGATAGGCATCAAGAATATCTGACATCTTTTTGTGACCGCCAGTGTGCTTGCATTCAATAATTGCAAATGCGTTATCTGAATGGTCATGTGCAATTGCATCTGGTCTTGCTTGATATGGTACGTCAGAAATTATTTGCTGTTTTAGTGTTGTTGCAACTTGACGATGATTATAACCTGTCTGCTTTGTTAACCAATCAAGGTTAAAAGATTCTGTTTCATTGCCCAGCTGTACATTGAACTGACCAGACAAATCATCTGGCTCTTTGCGCCCTGTCTTGACCAGCCATAGGTCGTGCCAATCACCACGCATAATAGAGTAGAGGTCTGAGCCTCCGATAAAACCTTTGCGTTCCATTAGAATGTCCTCCAATCTGATTGCATCTCAATCTTATTGACCACGCGCAACAATGCTTTGAGTATCGTAGCTTTGAGCATGCGTGTGACGATGCTATCTTCTGTTAATGCAACGAGCGCTTTCGCTTCGTTTTCGGTTAAATAAATTTTATATTTAGACATAATGCCTCCTGCATATATGCAACAATAACATGGTTTTTATCGGTAATCAATGCGTTTTTGCAGTTCTTCGATTAAAAGTTTGCGTGGTCTTACCTTCCATTCGCAATGCTCTGCAAACTCTGCAAGTGTAGGCCAGAATTTGCAGCTCTTTTCAACTTTATCAAAGGCTTCAATCACAATATCAGCAGGCCATTGTGTTAATTTCTCTGCCAAAATTCCTCGTTTGAGGGCGAGAATTTCGTCATCGAAATCTTTAGGGATGGTGACAATCATTGCCAATACAGTGAGGCGTTGTTCTATTTCTTCTTTGGGAAGCGGTATCATAGAAGCCTGCACTCTGCGCATGGCTTGTTCTAAATTTTCAAGCGGAGAATCTGCTGGTATTTTGTAGCGGATAAGCTCAAAGTCTTTACTAATTTTTGTTTCCAGCGCTACTAATGAAGCTACGCCATCTTCGACCATGTTCGTTCTTCGATGACTGTTGATATCCCCCGCCACCATTTTTGCCAGTGCTGTTTCTTGTTGCGAAACTGACAGTGTTGTAACACCACTTTCTGTAAGCGGCTTTGAAATCTTTGAGCCGTTTGCCTGTGCTTTGATGGTGTGCAATGAACTTAGCTGTTTCAATGTCATGGTTTACCTCCTGACCATTACGATGTGCAACCTCATTAATAGATGCGATTAATTCTTCAGATGGTTTCCATTCATCTGAGAGAGTATGATTGTTTAATGGTAGTTTAGTGTCTCGCTCTGGTACTACCCTGTCTCGCTCTGGTACTACCCTGTCTTGCTCTGGTACTAGCAGATGATACATAGTGGAGCGTTCACTGTTTCCAGAAATGCGATGAATTAAGTTAGCTTGCTCTAACATTTCTAATTTACGATTGACTGTAGATCTGCCCATGCCTGTGCGTCTGGCAAGCGTGGCTTGTGAAGGCCAGCATTTGCCATCCTCATTGGCATGGTCAGCAAGAACAACTAACAGCCATCGTGATAAAGCGTCTGGTGTTTGGGCTTTCATAGCCCATGCGATGTGATGAAACATCAAACCTCCTATTGCATAATTGCAGTATAACATAAAGGGGTTGACGTGAGCAATGCATTAATGCAGTATCAACTTGCGCAAACCTCCTGCAATGCGCGTTAATGTTGAAGCTGGCTAGGCAGATTCCTCCCCGCCTAGCCAGCGAAACAACTTCTCCACCAACGGATTGTCTGCTTCAATACATATAAAATTCGGCTTGCCTTTTTGCTTGAGCAAATAGATATCGGCTGGTTGTTCTTTATGTGTTTTGGTTAGAAAAGAAAAACCTCTGCCTTTTGCTTGGTATTTACTTTCAGCTACCAATCTTCCGAACTTGGTTTGGAGCTTGATATCGCCAGCAAATTCTCCTCCCAATTGTCCAGAGAGCGGTTGCCTTTCCGCTTGGATACCCTTGGCTTTGAAGAACTCGCACCACCATCTTTCATGGTAGCTTCCTTTACTGCGCTGAGATGTTGCCATCCATAATACTCCATACAATCAAGACAATATATCGAGCCACTCATAAGCTTGGTGTACCATTCGGTTGTCACCTTGCAATGCTCACAAGTTGCATGCCTTGCTTTAAGTTTATTCTTTGATTTCGATTTTGATTTCCGCGTCCAGCGCATCCAACCAACAAGCTAACATGAAACCAGAAGGCACACGTTTAGCTTGCTCCCATTTGTGTATAAGAGATGAGGTACAGCCAATCCGATGCGCTAATTCTTCTTGTGAATATCCTTTATCTGATCTGGCTTTCACCAATGACGTTATTAAATTTTGCCAGCTAGTCGTATTCGCTTTCGGCTTTGTGTAGTGAGTAAGATGTGATCGCATCTTCAACTTTCCTTGCTGTTGATAGACGCAAATCTTTCCCTGCTTTAGC